TTATATAATTTTTTTATAAAAAAGAGCTAGCGGATTAATTCCATTAGCTCTTTTTATGCCTAAAACTTATTTATTTAACTTCTAAGGCGATTCTGTATTTTAATTGGATATTTAAAATCGCTACAAATTGATTTTGCTTTATTATTCCGTATAGATAGCTATAAAAGGCTTGTATCCTTTTTTCTTAAGTTCTGTTAATTTAGCATCTGCATTCTTTCTATCTGTATAACTTCCAGCAACAACTCTTAAATATGTCTTACCGTCTTTCTTAAATGCATCTAGAAATGCACCAATACCAAGTTTCTTTAGTTCCGAAACTTCTTTATCGGCTAGTTTTCTATCTATGTAACTATTAGTTACAACCCTATAATAAGTTGTTTCTTTTGATGTAGATGGTTTTGATGTACTTGGTTTAGAGTCTTTTTTAGGTGCTTTATATGTAATACCAAAATATTTACATACACCTTTCATAGTTGCTTCTACTAGATCATCTACATTATTTTTTAATATTTTAATATCAGCTTTATTAGTATAGAAACCGTATTCAATTAATATAGATGGCATTTGAGCCCTATATATTACAGTCCAGTTTTCTGTTTTAACCTTTCTATCCTTAGCTTCTTTATCTAAAGACTTCATAGTTTTTACTATTTCATCTTGTATATATTTTGCAGCATTCTTAGAGTTTGTACTAGCATTAGAAGCAATAAACGTCTCTGTACCTCTAGCAGAGTTAAACTCCACCTTAGTTTTTCCATTTTTATCTTTTTCATAGTAAGCATTAGCATGGTAACTTATAAATAATGCTTTTGGTTTCCCTTGTTTCTTCCAATGTGCATTTGCAAGTTCTGCCCTTTTACTAAGCCCCATTTCATCTTTACCCTTTGGATTTGGATTAGTTTGATAATAATCTATACCATGATCCTTACATCTTTTTTCCATTTTTGTATCAACTTCTTTATTAAATTTCCATTCATATAAAGATTTGTCAGGAGCACATTTACCTGCTACCTTCTCTGCATGTCCACCATCACCTAATACTAAATATTTACTCATATTACTTTACCTCCCTATTTAATACATTTAAACTATCATTTAGACCTCTTGTTGTAGGATCTAATACTGCATTATAGACACTTATAGCCACTAGTCCTAAGACATATGGATTAGAAAAAGCACCTAGCAATAAATCGCCAAGTGCTTTCCATGTTGTTAAATCTTGTACAGTTAGTCCTGCATAAGCTAATATCGGAACTAATATACTCATGCCTAATTGTGCAATAAATAAAGGATTTTTAAACCTTATCTTCCAGTTTATTTTCATAAAACTACCTCCCTAAATTTTTATTAAAAAAGCAACAACTGAACTTATTAAAGCTCCTGCTATTGCTCTCCATAACCATGTATTAGAATTTTCTAAGTCTGATATTCTATTATTAGCTACCTTTATTTTTTCTTCTAAAATTTCATTTTTTAATTCATTATTTTTATTCATTGTTTCTAAGAGAACTTCAATTTTAATAAGCCGTTCTCTAACTTCTTGTAAAGTGTCATCTGCCATATTTGCCCCCTTAGTATGTGACTACTGCTTTTAATTTTGGAGTTAATATTCCATAATAACTATTGCTTGTACTAGATACCTCTATACCAAATCCTTTCATTGTTCCATTCTTAATAGCTGTTAATACTGTACTATCAGTGATAGTAATAGTTGTAGATTGACCTACACTTAAAGAAACATTTTTTGACCAACTGCTTAAATATGATGGACTACCACTAGGTTTTGATGTATAGTTATGCATTTTTAATGTAAATGTAACAGAACCACTATTACCACCACGTTGCCTTTGCAATGTAAGCTTAATAGATTTTATAGTTTTTCCTTTTAAGTCTGAAAATTGGTTACCAAAGAACCAGCAACCTTTATGCATACCTGTTCCTGACCAATCACCTTGAGTTACTATATTCTCATTTCTCCAACTTGAGTATTTAACTTTATAACTATCTCCATACGTCGAAGTTAGTGTGATAGTTGTATTATTAGTAGTTGTATTGGTATTTGAACCTACAGACGTGGAGTCTCCAATAAATGTTACGTTTCCTTGAATTATATGGCCGCCATTTGCTACATAATAATTTGAAGGAGCACTAGTTGAGCTTCCATTACATATATTAGCGACTCCACCTGTTTGAACGTTATAACCTAATCTTTCACATCTTCCATAAGTTTCTCTCGTAGTTAATCTTCCACCTGTTTGCACATTATATCCACTATTACTAGCATAAGCATTTACATTTTGAACATAAACATTAGAAGCATTAACTGATCCTATACAGTAATTATTGTTGTTTCCAGTTTTTCCAAATATATCTATACTTCTTACGTATACAAAAGCACAACCTATTGCTACAAATGAATAGTTATATCCACCAAATGAAAATAGTTCAGAAGGTTGTATATTAGGTCTTAGGTTTGTGTTATTGATACCATCTGCAATATCTGTAGTTGTTAATCCTCCAAGAATAAACACTTGAGCAGAACAGTCTCTAGCAACAACATATCCATTTATATTATTAGAGTTCATTAGTATATTTAAAGTTCCTCCACTGAAACCTCTAATAACTATGTTTTCACTCACTGCGGTTTGTAAAACCATATCTACTGTAAATCCATTTAAATTTTTAGGTGATGAATCTAAAGCACCTTGTAAGGTTTTAAATATTGCTCCATTTTCAAACTCAACATCATCATTCCCTGACGAAGAATTTATATATACTTTTGTATACTCATAAATAGCAGGAGCATAAGTCACACAATTTATATTTTTAACATTTAAATCTGTTGCATTTAAAATTTCAGATTGAAGGTTAACAATCCTCATTTCTCCACCGTCTAATGACGCAACTTCATTTTGTCCAGTATAATCTAATACTCTAAATCTCCCATAGTCACTAGTATCATTATTTCCTGTACCACCGAGAGTGAGTATTCCACCTTTAATAATATCTGCAATTAGTTGCCCACCTTTAATAAAAGTTGCATTTATATATATTTCTCCTGTATCAGGATCTTTATATATAAGTTGGTTAACTCCACCTTCAGTTATCTTGTTAAATACTTCTTGTTTAGAAATATATTTGTTGTCATATATTTTAGTCACTGTATGTTCAGTATAGTAAGTTTTACTTTTATAACTTATGGCTATTCTTATTTGAGCTACTTCATTTACAAATGCATTGTTATTATGTGCTAGAGAGTAAGTTTTAGCATTATTAGTCCCGCTTAAATTAACCCAAGAACCGCTAGAATTCTTATATTGCCATAAATAAGTTGCTCCACTTGAAATTATATTATTTCCTTCTTTTATATCTCCTGTAAGAGTTATTGTGCTTGGCGTTGGAGCGGTTGTTTTTTCTAAATACTTCATTGATTGCTGACCACTTATAGTAATAAGTATGGGGCTTGTACCATTAGTGCCATTAGTTCCTGCAGGCCCTTGAATTCCTTGATCTCCTTTTGGGCCTTGAGGACCCTGTTCTCCTTGTGGGCCTTTAGCTCCTTGTTCTCCCTTTGGACCTTGCGGGCCCTGTGGACCTTGTGGACCTTGCTCTCCTTGAATCTTACTCCATTTATATGAACTAACTGATGTTGAATCATCTATATTAAAATCTGTATATTGTCCTATCCATATTCCTACGTCTTCTCCCTGATTTCCAGTAAATGTTTTTCCTCCATCATTTGAGTACTTAATATGAAGATATGAAGTTTTCCCATTTGCACCATTAGTACCAGGTATACCTTGATTACCTTGTGGGCCTTGGATTCCTTGAAATCTACTCCATGTATATTTACTTGGGTCAGTGCTGTCTACTTCTGTATAATCAACGTATGTACCTATATAGGTATTTGGGGTTTCTGATATTTGATTAGAGCTTGTAGGATTAGCTACTGACGAATACTTAATATGAAAATATGTAGTTTTTCCATTAGTTCCTGCAGGTCCCTGTACTCCTTGTTCTCCTTTTGGGCCTTGAGGACCCTGTTCTCCTTGTGGGCCTTTAGCTCCTTGTTCTCCCTTTGGACCTTGGATTCCCTGGATTCCTTGCTGACCTTGCGGGCCCTGTGGACCTTGCTCTCCATCTTTTCCTTTAATACTTTCAAAATCATTTGTAAGTAATGATATATCCACTCTATCATTTGTTTCCATTAATTCAGCGATTATAGAATCATTGATTCCTGGTGTATATTCGTTTGAGTCAATCCACCATTTCCCACTTTTAAAACTAGCTACTATAAATCTATTTACGATAGTATCTGTAAAGAGTAAATAAGATTTTCTTCTATCACTTCCATCAAAATTTGTATTTATAACAATTTCATTAATATTAGATTTGTAGCCATTATTATGAATAAAGCTACCTCTTCTCTCATAATCAGTATCTAAGCTATCTATAAATTTATATATGTGGTATTTTCTATTCGGCCAAGCACCCTCACTCATACCTGCATATAACTCATAAATTCCGTTATTCCCTCTTACAAATAATCCCTCTGGCTCTTTTACACCAAAATTAATATCATCTAATATAATATTGCTATCTAACACATTACCCATAAAATCAAATACAGTAACTCTTGCTTTAGATTCATTTACTGCGCTATCTCCACCTTGGTAGTGGTAAACTCTATTTCCATAGACAGAGTGACCTTGATTAGGACTTATTGAAGTCTCTAGCCAACTTGGTATAGTAAAACTAGCTAACATACGAGGATCATTGTCTATAACACTTTTTAGATCATATACATTTATAGCATTTTTATTTGAATAAGTAATATATTTAATACTTAGCCTATTAGTTTGTTCACTTACAGAAACCTGTATGTTTCTAGCATCTGTTACCATATCAAATACATTACCAGCAGAAGTTGTGTATTCTTTACCATTTTCAAAAGTAAATCTGCATATCTTTGTTCCAAATAATTTTCCAGTGGTTATATGTGGTTCACCATAACATTCACACCAAATTTTAGTTACTCCATCTAATTTATCAATTCCGATTTGAGAACCATGACCAAAACCATGTAATCTCATATACCCTAATACTTTTTTATCACTTATGCGAATCTTAGAAATTAAGATATGTTCCGGACTAGTTTCAGTAACTACCTGAGACGTATAAATACAACCTTCCTCAAAGTCCATAGCAAATGATTGTGTGATGTATCTAGAATCATGAGGTAATATATCGTTCATAAAGCCTATATATTCCTTATCTTTAAGCCTTACATAATACTCTTTACCATCTCTATTTACCAGTCTGTTTTTAACTTTAATATTAAAACCGTCAGCTTCAATATCAGAACTTAATAAACCACCTTTAGATATTCCCATGAACTCTGTATTCGACGGTATTTGATTTAATATATTTCGCATTTCAGGAGTAATTTTACTTTTTACTTTTTTATAATTTGAAAATTCCACTTTATTCTTAGTTTCATCAGTAAATGATATTTCAAGCATATTTACTCTAGCGGATAAATGTAATATATCACTTCCAAACTCATTATCTATAACGTATACAGTGTCGCCTAATCTTATTTTAGAATAATCAAGAATTGCTACATTACACCCGTAATCAATTTGAGGTTCTTTTACATTTTGTAGTTCTCTATATGTAAGTCTTAATAATTCTATAGGACTCTCAGTATCAGCATCAAAAATACCTATAATATGATTACCATTACGATTATATTTTCTATATGCAGTTTCGTCACCTATCCAGTCTTGACCAAGAGGTTTATCGCATGGATCTCCTTTACTTTTGCTCCACTCTACATTTTTAAAATCAATATTATCTTTTCCATATCCAATTAAAGCCGTAGAAAGAGGTTTTCCAGTTGTTCTTCTGCTAACTTTATCAGCAACCTTACCATACTCAATTCTTATATTAGTTTCTATACCTCTTCGTTTATAAGCATCTATATATTTTCCAACAACTCTATTGCCTTTAAATTCTACTCTGAACTCAATCTCACAGTCATATTTTTTTATAGTTTCCTGTATATGACTATATATTTTAGTTGCCCTTTTTATGTCTATTGTATATATATCAGTTATATCTTCATCTATATATCCAACTTCCCAGTCAACATCAGCTAACACGGTATTTAAATATTGCGTAATATTAGCACTTGAAATTGTTCGAGCTCTCAGTGGCTCATTAGTAAGCTCTATGCCTGCAAATTCACAATATATTTCTACTTCAAAATTTTGTTCATGGGTTTCATCAATATCCGATATTTGGAATAACTTGTATTTATTATCAAACATGAATGCAATGTAATTTCCATATTCAATATTATCGTTTTTTGTACAAGTAAATTTATATGTTTCAGCTCCAGTTTCTAAATATTGCTTGTAAATATCATTAAAAAAAGGAGATATATTTTGAATATCTCCTTCACTAGAAAATTTATCTATTATTTTTAAGTTTTTATCTAATATGAAAACAACCAATTTATATCCACCTCTCTTGAATAATTGCACTTGTATATATTTCTTCATCATCAGAATTAACTATAAACTGACTAATTCCTGAAGGAGAACTAAAGAATTGACTACCTATATCCACCTTATCAATACAATTAAATCCATTTAAAAATACATCTCCACTACTACAATCTATTTCCACTTCATCACCAGCTCTAAAATTTATATAATCGGCTTCAAGGTTATTAGATTGATTAATTTTTCTTACCTTTAAATCGGTTAATCCTATTTCATCTACAACTGCAATATTTTTATGTTGTCCCATAAATAATACAACATGATTTAGATTCCCTTTTGGATATGAACTATTATTTAAAGTTGAACTAGTTTTAATGGTTTTAACTACTTTTCCATTAACAATTTTAGTAATTTCACAATACCAGTATTGTTTACCATTTTTAGTTTCCCTTCTTATTTTGAATTCTCCAAAGTAATCATTCCAGTCCCCATATGATCCTGATACTACTTTTTGTGTAACATTTTTATCATTTTCTTTTTTAGTAGTTGTTTTAGGTGTTGGTGTTTTCTTTCCATCACTTAAAACCTTGTTACTTCCTATCCAAATTTCAGGAGTAGTATATTCAAAATAATATTCTGAGTCTCTAAGTACAAACTTAGCTAATTTTTGTCCGTTAGAATCAAATAGATATAATTCAAGTCTACCCATTTTATTTTCATTTTTTACTTCTCTAGTTGTTATATTTGAGGTTGATTTAGATGTTACTTTAGTTAAATAACTCATTGATACATATCCAGTTTTACTCTTATAAGTTACTTTCCCCCATCCTTTAGATATATCAGTCACATTTATCGTAGTATTTTTAGGTATAGATGTTATCACTTTATATCCAGTGCCTCTACCACTCCTAACATTTAATGAACTTTTTGAAGTAGTTTTATAATTACCTATTGTAGTATTGCTAGATCCATTACTACTATTAGCTCCATTTGATATATGCTTTAATCTTGCCACAACTTCAAAGTCAGTTAAGTTTTGACCAATATTTCTCCTAACTGCTGGACCATGCCAACTTATACCATCTGCTGCAGTACCAAAATTAGAAGGACATATATAGTTACCATCATCACTAATAGTAATAGATCCGTCTACTTGCATATTTGCGTCGATAACATTTCCTGCAGGTAGCCAATTTGTAGTTTCTTCACAATAGTCATTTAAAACTATAGGATTAGGATCAAATGATTCACTATCAGCATCCATTCTATCACCTAATAAAATAACTTTTCCTTCTGCATTTGTTATTTGTAAGAAATGCGCATCATTTTGAAATGCAACATTTATAATCGGGTATGTTTCAGCAGAACCATTATTTTCTATAGTTACTATATTATTGCTATCTCCTTCAAATAACTTAATTTCATCTGAATATAAAAAAGGATCAAAGCAAGTAAATGTTATTGATCCACGACCTTTACCCCTATAAAAAGTATTTAAATTAGATGTATCACTAACTTTTGCATAATAAAATTTATCACTATGAGGTATCAAATATAATTTTTCAATAATATTGGATTGTAATATTTTCGCAAGAACGCTTAATCTATCTATTAATTGATATTTATTGAGTGTATTTATTGTATATTTTACAGTTATAGTTCTAATCCCTAACTTGCTTCTTGTAAAATATTCTCCATCCATACCAGGAATATCTTTCGAGAAATTTTTTATGTTTGGCATTACTTTATTTTCAATTTCATTTATTATAATATAATCTTTAAGATCTATTCCTGCAAAAAACATTTATTCACCTCTTAATCTTTTTTCTCTATCATTTTCTATTTCAATAAGCTTTTTTACTCTTTCTGATATCGCAATTCCTAATATTTTATCACCTAAATAAATAGGTGCTTGTAATATTATATTTTTTTCATCTAATTGATTATTAGTTATATCATTTTTTATCAATAATATAAGTTGTTCTAATAAATTATTATTTTTTGAAATATCATATTTATATGAATCATTGTATTTAGTTTTAGCTATAGATATACTTTCAGAAGTATTTGAATTATAATATCTGCTTGATATAGCAAAATCATTAATATTAGGAGTTCTTAATTTATGTATAGTGTTTATATTAGCTATATCAGGCATATTTGTATTAGTAGGAATAGCTCTAGTTTCAGATTGTGTAGAAATAGTTTTACTAACCGTTGTTTTAGTTATTGTAGCAGAAATAGGTTTTGAGTAAGCATCTCTTACTCTATTCCAATCGGCTATTGCTGCATCTGCCATTTTTCTAGTACTAGTTGTAACACCTTTATGCATATCTGCAGCACTTTTACGTGCTTTAACTGACATTGCATTAGCACTATCCCTTACACCATTATGCATACGACTAGCATCTTCTCTACTCTCTTGAGACATCTTTTCTACAGATGTAGTGACATCTTTATACATGTCGGTAGAACTTTGTTTACTTTTCTTTTCCATCATATGTATACTAGTAGATATGCCTTTATACATACCCGTAGCTTCTTGCTGCATATTCTTATTAGCACCACTCATGCTACCTTTAATATTTTTTTCTATTTGACTTGATGTGCTAGAAACTTTTTTGTTTACATTGTCCATGTTTCTAACAACAGAATCGCTACCTTGCTTTATATTATTTTTTATGCTTGATGCAGTTTCACTAAATTCTCTTGATACATTATTTTTTGTATTTTTAGCATTTTGAATTGCTTTATTTCCGCCATTTTTAGTATGAGTATCTAAGTTTTTCTCGATTGAACTCATATCATCTTTAATATTAGTACTAAGTCTATCGAAATTAGATGATCCATTTTGATTTATCTGACTAAAATATGTGTCCATTTGAGTTTTCATTTCAGATACAAATTGAGGACTTGTTATAGATAGTTCTTGTAATCTGCCTGAAACATAGCTTTTCATATCTGCGACAGAATTTTTTCCAGTTAATGCTATTCCTCCGAATAAAGTCTGCCAATGTCCTCCCATAGTAGATAAACTTTGAATAGTTTCATCACTCATATTATTTATTGATGCAACTATATTGTTAACTGTCGCATCCATACCAAATTGAGAAATATTTGCTATTCCATCAAACATACTTTGAGCAGATATTTTAACTCTTTCTGATCCATCCATTACATTTTTATCTATTAAATTCATAGCATTTAAAATGTCTTGATTTATTTTGTTAGATGTAAACTCTCCGCTTTTAGCCATACTTTCAAGGTTTGCAGTAAATTTCTTTTGTGCATCTTCTTTACTCATATTTTCATAAATTCCATCAAAAAGTACAGCCATGGTATCTGAAGTACCACGGAGTATTGTTAATGTATCTGCATCTAATCCTTGCATCCTAGTAACAAAAACATTTGCGATTTCTCCTGCATTATCAGCAGTAACTTCAGGTAGTTTTTTTAATGCAATATCAAAAGTTCCTACTAGGTTGTTTAATTCTATTTCTGACATTTCTCGCATTAGAGCAATTCCACGAGAACTTTCTGAATTTATATTAGATGATGCTATAGCAGTCTTATTTTCTATTTTAGCCCAACCTTCGGACCATATATCATCTATAGACTTAAAATCACCTTTTAAAATGGCCATTATCATTTTACCTAGTGTTGATATTAAGATCGATATATTACCTATAGAAAACTCAACAGTCCCAGTCATATGTTCACATACAGAGCCTATAACTTCTCCAAATTTCCCCCACTTCTCCTGTAAGTCAGATAACTTCTCTTCATTATCACCTAATTTAGCCATCACAGCTACTAACATACCAACTAATGCTACTAACCCAGCTGGTCCTGATACAAGAGAAATAGCACCTTTTAAAAGACTAAACATTTTTATATTATTTGTTCCACCAGATTTTAACGCTCCTAGTAAAGTTACTGTATTACCACCAACTATTAATACCTGACCTAGTGTCATAAGCAATGGTCCTGTAGCTGCAGCTACTCCTGCTAAAGTTATGATATTTCTTTGTGCTTCATCATCTAAGCTACTAAACCAATTAGCCGTATCAGTTATCCATTGAACTACATTTTCTAAAACAGGTTCAAGAGATTTAAATGCTTCTATTAATGACCCTTCTAAAGCAGATTTCATATTGTCTATTTTCCCACCTAAGTTATCTTTCATAATAGTAGCCATTTCCTCTAGAGCTCCATTACTATTAACTAATTGTTCATGTAACTCATCATATTCATCAGATACACCAGCTAATAATTTCATTAAAGTATCAAATTGAGTTTTTCCACCAACCATTGCTGCATATTGTTGTTGCTGTTGTTCTGTTAATTTAGAAGTTCCATCAGCAGTAACGCCTAATTTTTTAGCCATCTCCTTTAATACTTCAACCATATTCTTTTGTTTTCCAGTTGAATCATATAAAGAAATTCCCATTTTTTCAAGTGCAGTTCCTGCTTGACCAGTTTCAGTTATTAAATTAGAAAATACAGATATAAGAGCATTACCTGCTTCTGCATCAGTTATATATAAGTTCTTTACCTTATACTCTTAAAGTTTCCTTCAAGTGTCGGACTATATCTTCACCCTCAACATTATTTGTTAGGGTGGAATGCGCTCGTGGATATTTCTGCATATAAAAAAGATACTCATTGAGTACTTTTTACTTAGCTTACTTTATCTAGTCTCTACACCTTCCAATGGTTTCCCTCTTGGCTTGGCTCGGTGTTGTCATATTTATCTAAAAATTCTTTCAATTGTTCTTTAGTATTATTTTTATATCCATATTTTTTATGAAAATCTTTGTGACAACTTTTGCATAAAGTAATCCCATTATTAACATCAATTCTTAAAGTTTTATGCTCCATATAATTTAATATATGATGGGCATTTAAATTCCCTCCTTTATTATCTCCACAACAGTAAGAATCCCTTGAATATACTTGTCTCACCCATTCATTATAACCGTCAATATTTCTATTCTGAATTCTTTCTTCATCAGTTTTATTTGGATTATACATAGGATTATTTTTCCCACTAAACCTATTAATATAATCTTTTTGTTTGCATTTTTGAGAACAATAATGATTTTCATATTTACTTATTTCATGGATATTTCTAGTTATTTTTTTATTACATATAACGCAATTTAAAGTTTTTCTTGTATATTTAGGGTTATTTTTTTATTACATATAACGCAATTTAAAGTTTTTCTTGTATATTTAGGGTTATTTTCTCCTACATAAAGTATTCCATAATGATTATTCTTACAAGTATCTGAGCAATAAAAGTTTTTATACATTTTACTTCTTGATAATGTTATTTCTTTTTCTTTATCACAATAACTGCATTTGACTTTTATTCTTTTTTTAATACACTGAGGTTTGCATATAGTAGAACAATATTTTGATTTCTTATATGCTGTTTTAAATTCATTACCACAAGTTATACAAGTATTTATGTATTTTTTTCTTTGTTCTACTCTGCACTTCTTGCATTTATTTTCATAACCATCTTTAGTAACTTTACTTTTTGAGAAAAGTTCTTTCTCTAATGTTTTATTACAAGATTTACACGTTTTCATTTAGATCACCTCTATGTAATAATACTAATTTTTATATGTTACTTCAAATCGAAACATAGATAAACTTAGAGTTCACCGAATTCACATTCTTGTTTTTCATAAGTATTTCTACTTAAGCGACCCATTGTATTAAGCCTTTTGTTCCTCTATTAGCCAATATACCTAGTAATGCTCCAGATTCTTCTAAAGGAATATTTAAAGAACTAAACATTCCACCTGCAATTGTATAGGCTTCAAGCATTTGCTCCATAGATGTATTTGATTTCCTTTGACCTTGTGCTACTATATCTAAATATTTAGCAAAGTCTTTTGATGCTATTGAAGCACTACTCATACTATCCGTTACTAAATCTGAACATCTAGCCAGATCCATTCCTCCGGCTTCTGCAGCTTTTAGTACAGGCTCTATTCTTTCTATTTGTGTTTCAACATCCCAACCAGCTAACGCTAGGTATGTTAATCCTTCTGCTGCTTCACTTGCACTAAAAGAAGTAGAGCTACCCATTTCTAAAGCTTTTTTCTCTAGATTTATATAAGATGTAGCAGTTTTATCAGCTATACCAGATGTTGCTTGAAGTTTGCTCATTGCACTTGTAAAGTCAGTACCAGCTTTAGTTGCTGCAGCACCTGCTAAAGTAATTGGTGCTGTTACTCCCACAGTCATTGATTGACCAACTGACTTTAAATTATTACCAACATCATTTAAGCTTCCGCTAACTTTATCAAAAGGCATTTTTAAAAGTTCATTAGATAGTTCTTTTACTTCTACTTGAGTATTATTAAGAGCAGTTTTATATTCTTTTAATTCATTTTCATTTCGATTTATTTCATTCTCTAAAGTATTAAATGAATCTTTTAATTGTAATAGTTTCTGCCTATATTCATTAGCTTGTGAACTATTTTCTCCATACATACTTGATACTCTATTAAGATGTTGAGAGTATGTTTGAATTTTAGACTCTAAACTAGAATATTCACTTTTTTGTTTATCTAGAGTATTTGATAATTTATTTATTTCACTTTCATATGCTTCTATCTTACTTACACCTGATTTTATTTCAGATGAAAGTTTATTCATTTCGTTTCCTAACTTTTGAAAATATGTACCATTTTTATTTAATTCTGACCCTAGTTTATTAAATTCTGATTGAGTTAAATCTGCTTCTCTTGATATATTTTCTAACTTTTCATCAAGTGTTTGAGTCTTATTTCCTAATTGTTCAAATTTAGTTTTAGATTCATTAAGCTCTGATGTTAATTTTGATATATTTCCTTTTGTTATTGTTATATCACTAGATAATTTAGCTAACTTATCAGAATTTTTCTGAACTAAATCCGCTTGTGCTTTCCATTCCTTTGAGTTTTTATCAATGCTTCCGTCCATTTCTGCTAATTTCTTTTTACTCATTTCAAGAGCTTTAGCTACGGACTTATGCTCTTTTTCTTGTATTTCTAATTTTTTATTATTATCCTCTAGTTGTTTCGTAGTTTTCTTTATCTTTGCACCTAGACCCTGATATGTATTTTCAAAATTTTTAATACCTTTTCCGGCTGCTTTAAACTCTTTTTCAGTTCTATTTATAGATTTATTTAATGATGCAATCTGTTTGTCTGCATTCTTAGACTCAAAACTAAGTCCAATTGCTAATTCTCCTATTTCTTCTTTTTTATTTGACATATACCATCACCACCTTAGAATACTTCTACATTTTCATCTTCTATATTGTTAAACTTCTTATATATATTAAGTTGTTCAAAATAATTTTTAGGAGTTATATTCCAAAAATTTTCATTTCTACCGATTATACTATTCCAAATATATTCCATATAATCTAACTCCCAGTCTTTATCTTCATATAACAAGTAATCATCTTCAAATATTGATTCTTCTTTATTTTTTATATTTTTAGGGAGACATCTATTCATAATGTCATTTATATATTCAAATATAGATGTAAATTTATTTAATACCTCTAAGTTATTTTCATTTTCGTTTAAATAAATATCTAAAAATTTCTCTGAATATGTTTTATCTACTCTTGACAGTGTATTAAGCGTAAATGAAGAAATATAAAGCATATTTAATTTAGAAACCTGAATAAATATATTAGGAATAGTTGTTTTTTCACCTTCTTGTAGAAGATCTTCTTGTATTCTTTTTAATACATACATATCCATAGTTCCTATTAATTCATTTCCATCTATATTTAATATCGATTTGTACATACTATCACCATTTTTTACTTATTATTTATATTTTCTAAACAAAAAGGTTGCATAAACTCTACTTTTACTTGAGTTTTCGCAACCTTTTTAATTAAACTATTTTTTTTATTTTGATTTATGTTATAATCACTCTATAGAAACTTTAATCTATAGAGTGAGTGTTTCCATACAAAAGATAAACCTACTTTCCAAAGCATCATCGGAAAGGAGGTGATTGCATGGAAATTTTAAAATTTTTAATAAATAATTCAGATGCTCTGATACTAAGTATCTTAGGATCTTTTATTTATGACAAAATAAAAAATCACTCTAACTGCGATAAGAGTGACCTTTAAAAAACGATTAATGAAACCTCACTCTACAGCGAATAGATTAAAGTTTCTTTTTATAGTTTAATTATACCTTAGAGGTTTCATTTTCTCAAGAAAAAGTCGAGAAAACGAAACCTATTTTTATATTTCCCATACATAATCAAATCTACTTCTTTATGAAAAACGATGATTAGGTATGAAACAAATGATAAATTTTATATTTATATTATAACTTAGAGGTTTCGTTTTCTCAAGAAAAATTCGAGAAAACAAAACCTCTTTTTATATTATCCCATTTTGTGAAATATAAACATCTTTATATTTTTATATTTTTATAATATATTTTAGTTTACATAATTAATATTACGTAACTAGTAACTAAATATGTATTTAGGGGATAGTTAACATCTTCTTTTATGAAAGTTAGTGTTTTCAATAGTTTAAAGAATTATATTAAAATACACTTTCATGTCACTTTTTAAATTTAAATTATTAAAGTCAAACTCAATTCTATATATTTAAACTATTTTTCTTGTTAACTTTATTTTTTAAATAAAATCAATAATATTTTTAAATGACCACTTAATTTTATTAAGTTGAAGTTATTACTTTTCTTCTACTTGTTTTTTTGTTTTTAATATACTAATTTCTTCATCTAATTCTTGAGGAAATTGTACATTTTTATACCAATTCGTAATTTGTTCTTGATCTACTGTTGCATCATTTGTATCTATATAGAAATAAACTAAATTTAAGCCTTCATGTTCATACGAACTTATAGAGTACTCTATATCATTAGTTTCATAATTTCCTTTTCCTTCTTCTATAGTTTCTCCTGATATATCTGTTGGTGAACATTTACAAGCATACACAACATATAATCTTCTATGCCCACCACTTAATCTTCTCTCGAATAAAAATGCTCCGATAGGTGCTTCATCTGTATCAGATACAACTACTCCACCTTTAACGCCTTTATTTCCAAATAATAGTATTCTTTCTTCTTTAGTTAATCCTAATGTGGTTAAAGTACCTTCTCCACCACCATATAGATATTCATTTATAACTGCTATATTATCAGCCCATTCTTGTATGTTTTCATACTTAAATTTATTTTCTATTTTCTTAGCATGGAGTACTTTAACTGGAGTTTCAAATGTTGCCCCGTTGAATGGAGCAAAGTGTATATTACTTAACCCTACACATGCTTTTACTTTTGCTTCTGCCATAATATCATCTTCTTTCGTTTATATATTTTTATTTTCACAATTCGTACACAAATTACATACATTTGTATACAAAAAGTATTATTTTTAACACAAAAATAGTAGTTTCGTACACGAAACTACTATTCTATATTGGTTATATCCATTACATATATAAAGTCCATACTTTTACCACGGACTCCTTCTCCTTTTAAATCATTACCGCCATCATATATAAATCCATTTTCTTTTAGTAATGATTTTATTTTTCTATATTTGTTTATATTACCTAAATCTTTATACCAATAATTTACCGTTATATAATATGTTTCTGTTAAATTACCATCTATTGTTATGTTAGAATCTTCTTCATCATATATACTAAACACGATATATTCATCTAAGGACTCTGTATTGTCTAATTCTTCCCAACCTAGAGCTATACCTAATTGTTCAAGCAAAGCAACTAATATTTGATGCATCACTTATCACCTACTTTTTTATTCCTGATGTTATTTCTTTAATTACAACATCTTTTATTTTTTCATTAGCTTTTTTTATAGATTTATTAAATGATTTCTTCATCCATTTTTTACCTGATACAGCTTTTCCACCTCTAGAATATCCATGTTCTTGATAGTACCCATAAACAACTTCTCTCTCTTGAGCATTCTGAATTCCAACACTTACTCTTCGCTTTAAGTCAGTTCCATTTTTTTTACCTATGCCTAAACTAGCTTTTAATCTACCACCAGCTCTACGGTTCTTTTTGTTAGGAGTATGGACTGGAACATTATTAATTTCTTCTTCAAGAATAACTTCTGCCCCTGCATCAAGACTCTTATCTATTACATTTTTTCTTGCATTTCTTTGAATAGTCATTAAATTGGTTTTAATTTGACTAAAGTCAAATTCTAACCCCATATTAAATCACCTTCTCAATTTCTAGTTGGATTAACTTATTTTCATTATTTATATTTAATGAACTAATTATTTTGTACCTAATTCCATCAATGTCTATTTTGTATTTTGATGAAATATCCTTGCTTATTGATGAATCAAATTCTTTAATATATTTCAAAGTTATTTTTTTGTGAACAATAATTTTTGATATATCATTAGATGCTTTTTCTCTAGTCGAAATATTTTCTACTTTACACCAAGCACAATTAAATAAAGTTAATTTAGGATTTTCTATAGGACTAATTCGATTTTCTTTATATATAGATATATATGTGCTCATTTCATCTTCATAATTACTTAAAAATATATAAAGATTTTTTTTACTATAATCAGGCTCTATATATCTAATACTATATAAATTATTATTTAATAATACTATATGGTCACTTTTTATCTTATTCATATATGGCGTATTAATCTTCAGCTCTACCTTATACCCTGTATCATCAAATTTTAATCTATCTTGCTCTCTAATCGCCTTATATGAAAAAAAGAGTTTCCCCTCTTGAATAAACTCTTTTTCATTTAATAAGATTTCATTCCCATCATATTTTTCTATATATTTTCCAAACTTTAATACTCCATCATTATATTGATTGATTTTTCTTTTCAGCATATTGTCTTACCTCATATATAGCTCTTATTTGATATATTTCGTTCATATACTTTTTATCAAATTCATCTAAACAATCATTCCAAGCATACAAACAATAATTTAAAAATAATCTACGCTCCATACCTTTTAAAGAATAATCTATTGTAGCTCCTAGTTTATGATTTAATGCTATTTCTGCATCTTCTATCATGCTGTCTATTTTTTCATTTATAGACTCATCTTCCCAAGTTATGTTGCAAATATTTTTTACTTTTGTCACTAAAGATTCTTTATATTTCATTACTTAGTCTTTCTTGATGCTTGTTTAGCTAAAATTTGAGGTTCTGAATTCATATTAACAGTTATATATGTGGGTTCTAATTCAGATATATCTAATAATAAAGCTGAAGTATCATCATAAGCCTTACCATCTCCAAAAGTTTTTATTTTGTAATATCTCATGTCCTCTAAGAATTTATACTCATCTGAATATTCTATAATTCCATCTTTAGATCCACCCATCCCCATAAAATACTCTTCTATTAAACATAATATAGCTTCGCCTTCAGGCATAAAATTAGATATTACGACATTTGTAGGGTGTACAAATACATTATGATTATATTCTCCATTTAATGTTTGAGCCGTTGTTGCAGGCATTATCTTATTAAAGTAATCTACTTGATTACATATAAGTGTTACTGGTCCTATTTTTCTCATTCTACCGTTTTCTTTGACAGATAATTTAGACAATAACTTAGGATATTCTTCTTTAGAAAAAGATGTTACAGATATTGCCTCTTTTTTAGGATAAACTCCATCTGAAACATTAACTCCTTTAGAGATTTTTCTATTTAATCCAATAGGTTCTTTTTTACCACTGCCTTCTATTATAGCTTTTTCAAGTCCTGATGAAATAGCTTCTTTTAAAACTTCTCTTATATATTTATCTATAAATGTTGGACCTAAATCTAGCATATCTTTAGGTATTGCAGCAAATGCAGATAATTTATTTTGAGATATATCTATGATTTTAAATGCAGATGTTATTTCTTTTTCTATCTCTGAATTTAATTCTCCCCAAAAAGCCGTATCTCTAGTATGATCATTTAAAACCCACTTAGTTAAAAACTTCGTATGAGTAAAGTTTATCTTACTTAGTAATTGATGCTCTTCTCTTAAATCTTTAAATACATCTTCTACTATAGTTTCTGGCATTATCCCTTCTGGAGAATTTAAAAAATTTGAAAATTCTTGTTTTGGAGTTCTGCTTTTTGATGCTTCTATAAACTTTTGATACCATACTTCTTCTTTATTTGTTAATTGTCTGTATCCTCTTTGTGCTAATATAGTTTTATCTTGTGATTCTTTATATTTTTGAGCATCTTCATTAATTTCATCAATTATATGTTGTTTAAATATTAAAAGAGCTTCTTCCATAGCTAAATTTTCGCCTTCTTGTGCTCCATTTCCTAATGCAGCTTGAACAACTGCTCCTACTCCTGGATTTTGTAATTTAGTATTAGTTGATATTCCCATTATCTTTTCCTCCTACGATTTTATTTATTGCACTAAAAAAAGAACCACTTATTGTTTGTAAATTTGGTTCTTTTTCATCTTCTTTTTTTAATCTTTGATGTAATTCTTCTAATTTCTTTTCTTTTTCTTGATCTTGTCTTTCTAATATTATAGACATTAAAAAATCTCTAGCATCTTGATTTGCTGACTCATTTTTCTTTTCATTTGTTATAGTCGTTGCAAATCCTTTTTCGAATGCTTCTTGTGGAGTTAACCACGTTTCATCATCTAAAAGTTGCTTTAATTCTTCTTCTGATATATTTACTTCTGATTTATATGCATTAATTGATGCTTGTGTGATTTTATCTAAATCATCTGCTTGTTTTCTTAATTCATTTGCATTACCTGAAGTATACGACCATGCATTATGTATCATTAATAAACTTGCATTTGACATTATACGCTCATCCCCAGCCATAAATATAACACTAGCTATAGAACAAGCAAAACCATCGCAATAAGTTCTAACTTTCGCTTTATGTCTTTTTAACGTATTATAAATAGCTAGCCCTTCTGCAACTTCTCCACCATATGAATTTATATATATATTTATAAAGTCAACATCAAGATCTTCTAATTGCTTTGAAAGATTATATGCTGATGTATTTCTTTCATTCCAACTCCATGATGCTATATTTCCATAAATAACTATATTAGCTTCATTATCTGATTTATTTAACGAATAATATCGCTTATCCATTTGTTATATCTTCTCCTTTCAGTCGGTTTTCAATAGTATCATAATTTTTAGTTATAAAATGAGTCTTGCTAAAGCCATTATTTATTAAGTTCATTCCAGTTAAATTTCTTAAATCATCTATACAAGCAAATCCACTCGCTATTAATTTGTCTATATTATTAGCAGATTCTAGTATATCAATATGATTAATTTTAGATGTATCTACTTTAAAATATCGACCTTGCTTCCATGCATTACAACTAAGTTCTCTACCGTTTACTTGTTTTCTAGTCAATTCATCACTCATCATAACTGCTATCGGATCTATTGCAAATGTTATAAATGCTTTAACCACATCATTGATATTAGTTATATTTCCTGACATTAATGACAATGGTATATTGCATGCTTGCGCTGTAATTTCAAATATTTCCTTTCTTAAATCTACAATATCTTTTACATCTTTATTTTTTCCATTTGAAGTCATGTCAGTTAGCTCATATCCTTCATACTCTGTATAAACTGCCTCATTACTATTTATGAAAATTTTCAGCTGTTCTTCTATACTTTTTTCAAATGCTTCATTAAATTCATCGTCTCCAGCTTTCATCATAGGCATTTTAACTTTATATTTTGAACTATTTGATTTCATATAGACCTTTTGTGCAAATCCAATTAATTCACTATATCCTCGAGATATTCCATTAATTAAATCTTTCACTTTTTTATTATCCAATCCGAATAAATACACTTCTTTCGCAGTGAAAATTTCATCCATCTCTTTTCCATCAATAGTTATATTTTTATACATATTGCCTTTGATAGGATCTTTATCTACATAAAAACTATCTGCACAAAATAATTTACCTTCTTTACTTACAACCAACGCTTCTCCATCGTAGTACATTTTTTCAACAACTTTATGCCAAAACTTACTTGCATTATAATTTTCATTTGGAGATATGTTCAGAATAAAATATGAATCTTCTTTCACTTCTACTCCATTTTCATAAGTTTTTATTTCACATTTTGATATAGCATTAGCTACATAACTTACTGCAGTATATAATGCCATTTCTTTAACATATATCTCTTGCATCAACTGTGTCATAATAACTTTCGCAGTATTACTCTTTTTAGGTTGTATAAGTCTTTCTAAAAAATCATACCAAGCCATATTTCATCCTTTCTAAGCTGTAATAACTCTAATCTTAGGTCTCGTGGTTTTATCTTTTATTTCATCAGAAATAACCATCGCATTTACTAAAGCCATAAAACCATCAGTTTTTCTATAGTTAGGTTCTATTTTTTCATATGTCATGTTTCCATTTTTATCAACTTTTTTAGTATTGTATGTATACCAACACATTATAGGATTTATACCATTTTCTGATATTTCACCCCATACAAAATTATGATTTATAAACACAGAATTTATAACTGGAGCAACTTTAATAATGTCATTAGGTCTGTTTAATATTATATTTTTCTTTTCATACGCATCAAAACCTATTTTTTTAAATTCAGAATTTAGTAAAGTATATCTATAACTATCTATTGCTATTTTCTTAATAATATATCTAGATCCCATTTGATAAAACCAATTTGTAACATACTCTGGCGATATTTCAACATCATCAACAAAAGTAAGATGTCCCATTTTTGCATACTCTTCTAACGGAGCCTTTATGCCTGGTAAATCTCTTGATTTCCTACATACAAATGTATGATGAATTATGTAATATACCTTATCAACTCTAAATACTAAACAACAAGCAACAAAGTCATTAGTTTTAGCATAGTCAACACCGCCTACACATTCAAATCCTTTTAAATCTATAAGAGGTCTATTAGCTGCTAGAATATCATCCCATGTAGCAACTTCTAATTCTTTATTTCCTATAGGAAAGTTCATTCTTTTTGCCATGAATTCAGGAAAGTAATCCATGTTATGTGGCATATCAGTAACTTCTTTTTGTATTCTTGATTTTAACTCTGTAAAATCATTTAAAGATGGTATCGCTTTAATCCATTTTGTTGGATCATTCCATTCTTTTTCATCTTCAATTTTACACCAAAATATTAAAGTTCTATTTAAAGGGTTATATTCTTTTAATATATCTTTAGCCTGATCAAGCTCTCTATCTAAAACTCCACCTCTTACGTGTCCATTAGTAGTTATAGTTATAGTTCTTCCATGTTTAACTTTCCCTAAACCAGATGTAAGCGTGTTCATATTTGATACATCTGTATACTCATGTTTTTCATCGAATATAATACACCCTGTCCTTTTCGAGTCTTTACCTCTTTTTGATGAAGTATTGAACCTTAAAACTGACTTTGTCTTTAATCCTGTTATTTCTTCTTTAGTTGCATGAAAATTTTTCTTAAGTTTTTCTTCATATGATTTTTTAACTGGCTCTTTTACTATTTCATATACATCTTTGAATGTTGTTTTTGCTTGATCCTCACTATTTGCTAATAAATCAATATTGTACCCTCGTATTCCATGAAGAGGACTTAAAAAATAAAAACTTAAATATGAAATAAATCCATTTTTACCACTACCTCTTCCAACGATAATCCGTATATCATTGAAAACTATATCTCCATTATCGAAGAATACTCCTACTATTAATGCAAATAAAAAAACTTCCCACTCAATTAACTTGTATGGAAAGTACTTCTTTGACACTCTCCCCATAGCTAAAGCAAGGGGATTCTTGGTGGCTAACACACTTAT